TAGGATCAATCCAAGCGCCTTGTTGAGGGGCCTTTGCATGGATGATACCCACGTTGCGCGCGGCGTCAACCCAAATGCGACGGTTTTTTCGATTGCCCTGCAAGCTGGAGGTGGATTCATTCCGGAATCGGGGTGTTTCAACTCGCGAGCTTGGGCCGCGTTCCTGAATGTGACGGAAGCGGCTTTCCGTTCCTACGTGAAAAAACACGCGATTCCGTCCCGCAGCCCAGGCGGCGGGGCAATGTTCGTTGACGCCGCTGATTTTATTCGATGCGTTCCATTTGACAAAGGGTGAACGATGGCAGGCAAGAACCCGAACGGTGAAGGGTCGATTTTTCGATCCGGCACTAAATGGAAGGCTGTTGTCACTGTCGGGTGGACGCGAGACGGTAAACGGAGACGTCGCACACGAACCGCGAAGAGCCGAGCCGATGCCGCGGCGTTCCTCCGTGAAATGCTGACGGAGATTGCAACCGGAATCGGAACCATGTCGATCGACGGCCGGCAAACGACCGGCGATTTTCTGACAGCTTGGCTGCGCGACGCCGTGAAGCCGTTGCGATCCGAAAATACGTACGCGAGTTATTCTCACGCCGTCGATCGGTTCATCCGGCCGCACATCGGACGTGTGCCGCTGGCCAAACTTACGCCGCAGCACATCCAGACAATGCTCGCCGGCTGGCGTGAAAGCAAAGTAGGTGGACGCTCGCAGCGTCTGGCCTACGGAACACTCAACACGGCGATGAACTACGCACAGCGAATGCAGGTCGTGAAGTCGAATCCGTGCGAACCAATCGAGAAACCGCGGAACACACGAAAAAAAATCAGACCATTCACACACGCCGAAGCCCGCAGCATTCTCGCCGCTGTGAAAGACACCAAGTGGGAAGCACCGTTGGCACTCGCGGTCACGACTGGATTGCGGCTCGCCGAGCTGTTCGGACTGAAATGGGAGCGAGTGGACCTGCAAACCAGAACGGTCGAGATCGTCGAACAGGCGATCGACGTCGCCGGCCGCGTGATTGTCCGCGTGCCGAAGACAGCCGGCAGCATTAGAACCCTGGAAATATCGCCGGCCACTGCAGAGGCGTTGCAGCGTCACCGGGCTATTCTGCTGAAAGAGGGCAATGCCGGCTCGTCGCTCGTCTGCCCTGCGCCACGCGGCGGACACCTTCGCCGATCGACGTTTAGCGCTCGATTCTGGCGACCGCTTTTGAAGAAACTGAACATCGAGCATCGTGGATTCCACCACTTGCGACATACCTACGCAACGCTCGCACTCGGGGCCGGCGTACCGGTTCACGTCGTTTCGAAGGTGCTCGGGCACGGCCGCAGCTCCACAACTCTCGACGTTTACGCACACACTTTAGAGCAGCAACAGGCCGCCGCGACGCACACAATGCAGCAGCTTTTTGGCTGACGTGGCTACCACGTGGCCTCTTTTCACTTTTCAGAATCGCCGTAAGTCTAATCGGGGTGACAGGATTTGAACCTGCGACCTCTTGGTCCCGAATTACGTTTACGAATTGACACATGAGGCAACAAAAACCCCGCTTTTCAGCGGGGTTTTTCTGTTTATTGATGTCGAGACGAGCGTTTAATTCGCAATTCAGTTGCCGCAGTTAATTCGCGGTTGCGAGCACATCGTGGCTTATCACGTGGCTTACGTGACCTCGTTACCCAACTGATCTGCGGATCGTCACAGTTTTATTGAAATTTTCTTCAAAATTTCCTGCGAAATCTACTCGCGCCAAGTGCTGCACTGTTGATCGTCGGTTTGCGTTTGGCGCAATCCGGCGCAATTCCACGATTCATGGACACGCATACGAATAAGAATTTGCCGAGAACTGCGGAAACTTCAGGTAGATTTTTACGAAACAGTACATACGCAAATAACACAGTCACGAAAGCCGCGACAATGACAACCGTCACGATGATTGATGAACTGATCGGAGCGGACGCAGAGTTCGGTTACCGGTTTGGTTGTGACGGATTGACGAGTCTGAACGAAGCGCGTTCTATTCTAGGCGGTGTCAGTACCGACACGGTCGATCGTCTTGCGGTTGAGAACCTGATTCGCAAAGGGAAGCGACGTGGGCCTAATGGCCGCATAGTCATCTGTCGTCGATCACTAATGAATTACATCGCTTCTCTTGAAGTCTAATTTTTGATCCACGCTCAATCTAAACGTGGCCACCGGTCTGCGCACAGGAAATCTAAAAATGAAAAACGCTGAAACTAAAGAAAAAGCAAAAGAAAAAGAAAAAAAGCTATGGGCGGTCTACCAGGCTGATCACTCTATCGAAAACCGAAATTCTCTCGTTTTGTTTTATCAGCAAATAGTTCGAGAAATCGCTAATCAAATCACAGTGCGTAAAAAAGTCGAGTTGCACGCTCCGTTTAATTTTGATGATTTGGTTAATGAAGGAAATATTGGCCTAATAAATGCAATCGACTCATTCAACCCACTTCTTGGATTCGATTTTCTGAGCTTCGCGTGGTCAAGAATTCGTGGGGAAATGATAGATGCAATCCGAGAACGCGTGAGCGATGAAGATTTCGTAATTTTCTCCTGTATGTCGAAGGAAGACGGTAACCATTTTCAATTCGCTGATCACCGCGACAATACGAGCGAGTTCGAATCACTCGACTCATTCAACGACACATTGAATCAGCTCTGCGCCGATCAGTCGTGCGAACTCACTGAACGCGAGCGGCAAATCGTCGTTCTGTACTACCACGAGGGCTTGACGTTTGAACAGATCGGCAAACAGCTTGAATTAAGCACGTCATGGGTGCACGAGACGCACGCAAAAATTCTCACATCCCTCCGCGCCCGTCTAACCGCCGCCGCGTAACTCCCCACGTTCAAACGACACTATTAGGAATTGTAACATGGAAAAAACCGCCCTCGTCCTCCGCACCTGCAATCCCGACCTCACGTCACACGGCGGGTTCAAATGGCCGGATAACGGTCCGGTTGCCTGTCCCGACTGGGACGCCACTCCGGAGTGCGGTCACGGCCTGCACGGCCTGTTGTGGGGCGAAGGTTGTGGCGAGCTGTTGAATTGGAGCACAGACGCGAAATGGCTCGTCGTCGAGGTGCTTGAATCGGAAATCGTTCAGCTCGGAACAGACAAGGTCAAGTTTCCGCGTGGTGCCGTCGTTCACTGCGGTGACCGCAAGTCAGCGACGGACTATTTGCTTTCGAAGCTGACTAAGTCCGCCTCTGTCGTTGGCGCAACGGTTACAGCGGGAGACGGCGGCATCGCGACAGCGGGAGACGGCGGCACCGCGACAGCGGGATACGGCGGCACCGCGACAGCGGGAGACGGCGGCACCGCGACAGCTGGAGACGGCGGCGTTATCCAACTGAAGTTTTACGACGGTGTCCGCTATCGCGTCGTGACTCTCTACGTCGGAGAGGACGGAATTCTGCCGAACGTGAAATACAAACTCGACAAGGGCAAACCAGTTAAAGCGAATTGAATCATGCGGCGAACACCAGACATGACACCGGACAACGGAGAGGATCGCGAACTATTTCGGAGGCGTGACATGCGACGAGACGACGAACACGAACACGAACACGAACACGAACACGACAACGAATGCGGCGACTGCCGCAAGCCAATCACGGACTGCCGCTGCTGTGGCGGTGGTTGACTATCAATCAGGAACACGCACGGAGAATGGAATCATGTTGGTACTCAGTAGACAGCGCGACGAGTCAATCATCATCGGCGACAACATCGTGATCACGATCGTTGACATTCGCGGCGACAAAGTCCGGCTCGGCATCCAGGCACCGACTGAGATTTCCGTGCACCGGCAAGAGGTGTACGAGGCCATTCAGCGCGATAACTTGCGGGCCGCGGGACTCGATTCGGACGGCAAGTAACACCAGCGATACGCGTGAACACGAACCACAATCGAAAGGAGCGTTCCAGTGTTGATTTACCTTGCCAGCCGCTATTCGCGGAGAGAAGAGCTGTGCGAATACCGCGAACAGCTCAGGGCCGCTGGTCACCACGTCACAAGCCGGTGGCTGAACGGCGAACACCAGGCACTGGACACCAACGGCTCGGAACTGCCGGGAACGCCGCAACAGGCAATGACGTTCGCAGCGGACGACTTCGGCGACCTTATGGCGGCCGACGTCGTGATCAGCTTCACCGAGCCGCCACGTTCCGCACCGAACCGCGGCGGCCGACACGTCGAGTTCGGGATGGCAATCGCCACCGGTAAACGCGTGCTCGTCGTCGGTTACCGCGAGAACGTTTTCCACTGTCTGCCGCGTGTCGAGTTTTGCGAAACGTGGGCAGTAGCGCTGTCGGTACTCGCCGGGACACGCGGACTGCACTGCTGCAACAGCGTCAACTGATTCACCGGACCGGAAGGGCCGTGGTCGCTCCGCGGTTGCGATACGGGATGCGCGAGAGCCGTCCCAGAGAGTTCGTTACTCACCTGGTCCAATAACAAAACCATCAACGCACGAAAGGACAAAAATGCAAAGCGTTCTCGACCTGTTATTCAACCCGAATAAACAACAACGTCCGCGCCGGACGCTGATCTACGGTAAAGGTTGGTCCGGAAAAACGTATTTCGGTGCGTCATTTCCGCGGGCCGTGTTCCTTCCGACCGAAGACGGACAAAGAGACGTGTACGTCGGTCAATTCGGTGTGACCGAAGAGCCGCGGTCACTGCCGCTGCCAGCCGGTTACGACGGCTTCAAAAACTATATCAATCAGTTTTTGGAACTTCCCGAGCTGCCGTTTCTCAATCTCGTGATTGACACGATTGACGGCCTGCATCCGTGGATCGTGGACAAAGTCCGTACCGAGCACGACGAAAAAGAGCGCGGCTATGGCCGCGAGTTCACGTTTATCGCCGAAGAGTGGCAGAAGATTCTCAACGCGCTAGAAGGCCTGAACGTCGCACGGAAAATCGGAATCGTACTGCTGTGTCACGAGCGCGTCGAAAAGATCGACGATCCGACCGGTAGTCCATACGACCAGACCGTCCCCATGCTCGCGTCGTCGAGCGACAAACAAAAGGGGCCGCTCGACTTGGTTTGCGATTGGTGTGACGAGGTTCTTTGGGCGACGACGGAAGTCTTCAAGGTCGAGCACGATGCCGGGTTCGGGAAGAAAACGCACACCGGTGTTACCGGCAATCGCATCCTGCGAACGACGATGAAGGCCACGCACCGCGCGAAAAACCGTCTCAACATGCCGGATGAAATTCCGCTCAGCTACACGGAACTCGCCAAGTATTACCCGGCTGCCAACATCGCCGGAACCGTGCTTAACGGCTCGTCGAAGTGATCCACTCATTCAGCGTAACGACTCACACAAAGGAAACACGAACATGGCTGACCTTACCGGTTTCGATGCGAACCAACACGAGCCGACAGTCGCTTTCGACTGCATTCCGGCCGGCGATTACGACGTCATCATCACGTCGAGTGCGATGGAACCGACAAAAGACGGCAAAGGCAAATTTCTAAAACTGGAACTGCAAGTCCTGAACGGCCCGTTCCAAAACCGCAAACTTTTTGATCGGCTGAACCTGGTCAATGCGAACGAAACCGCGATGAAGATCGCCCGCGGGATGCTGTCCGCAATCTGCCGCGCCGTCGGCGTGCTCACTCCGAAGGATTCGAGCGAGCTGCACAACAAGCCGCTGACCGCGAAAGTCGCCGTAAAGCGTGCCGACGCGAAGTATGACGAGGCGAACGAAATCAAGGGCTACAAGCCGCGCGGCAGCACGACGGCACCGACACAGAACACCGCGGCCGGGAATCCCGGTCAAGTCGCATCCGGCTCGCCCTGGAAACTGTAGGCGGCCGAGCATTCACATTCCACGAATCCTATTTTCACCACAACGAAAGTGAGAACCATGAAGCCCGAGGAAATCAAATCCGCCCCGCTGTGTGATCTGCTTTTCGAGCTGATCGTCACCGACGACGACCGACACGAACTCACACAGCTTTCCAATGATTTGCGGAGCGAGATTCATCGCCGCATGAAAAAGCCAGAGACGTCAGCGACGACAGCGGTCGCGACCGCCAATTGCCAAGCGACGTGTGCGGCTGTAGTGCCGAAACCGTCGCACGAGTCGCCAACAGTAGTGTTCGACACGCCGATGCTACGGCGCATGATGAATGCCGCTATTCGCAACCTGCACGTCAACCACTCCGAAGACTACGGAGGCCGCGAACTGTGGGTCGCTGTGCGTGACCTGTTCGGCATCGGATCGAAGACGGCACAGGAACTGTGCAAACACTTCGGATTCCGACCGGCGCACCCGCTGAACTGACCTACTTGCACCGGAAGCCAGCGAGAGACGCGGGCGATTACGGCCGAGGACGAAATCCGGGCCAGCGGGACCGTTCGAGGTGGTCGAACGTTGCCCGCCCGGTGCTTTTGGTTTTCAAGGAATCGTTTTAGATGGAACTGCGCGACTACCAACTCGAAGCCGTCGCTTCCGCGTGGCAGCATTTATGCTACCAGGCCGGCAGCCCGGTTATCTGTCTCCCGACCGGGAGCGGAAAGAGCCTGGTAGTCGCGCAGCTTGCGAAGGATGCAATTGAACGGTTCAGCGGTCGCGTTCTCGTGTTGCAGCATCGAAAGGAACTCATCGAGCAAAACGCGGACAAGGTCCGCCGGCTCATGCCGGAACACAACGTCGGCGTCTACAGTGCCGGCCTACGCCGGTTCAACACGGACCAAAACGTTATCTGTGCCGGCATCCAAAGCGTTTACAAAAAGGCCGAAGTGTTCGGGCAGCGTCACTTAGTTTTAATCGACGAAGCACATTTGGTTCCCGCAGCCGGCGAAGGAATGTACCGCACGTTCCTGTCCGACCTCGCACGCTACAACCCCGAGCTAAAGAAAGTCGGACTGACCGCAACACCGTTCCGCACCGGCGAGGGTTCACTGTGCCGCGCCGACGCGCTCTTTCAGGCAATCTGTTACGACGCACCGATCGTCAAGCTGATCGACGAAGGCTATCTGTGCCCGGTGACGAACAAACCAGGCGTCACGTCATTCGACACAAGTAAGTTACGCATACGCGGCGGTGAATTCATCGCGTCGGAAATGACTGGCTTGTTTGATCAGGCCGACGCCGTCGCGACAGCATGTCGCGAAATTGTGGAGCTAACCCGTGACCGACACTCCACTCTGATTTTCTGTGCTGGTGTGCACCACGCTGAACGTGTTGCGGAAGAAATCGCCGCAATTTCCGGTGAGGTTTGCGGAATCATCACCGGTGACACGTTGCCGATGGAGAGAGCCGAAACGCTCCGTCGTTTCAAAAACCGAGAACTTCACCGTCTATGCAACGTGGACGTTCTCACGACTGGATTCGACGCGCCGTGTATCGACGCAATCGCCATTCTCCGCGCGACAGCGTCGCCGGGATTATTGGCGCAAATCTGTGGCCGCGGTTTCCGTCGCGATCCGTCGAAAACCGACTGTTTAATTCTCGACTTCGGCGAGAACATTAAACGCCACGGGCCGATCGACGCGCCGAACTTCGGGAAACAGGACAAACAAAAAGGCAGCGGTGCGCCCGGCGACGCCCCGACGAAGCAGTGCCCGAACTGCGGCGCCGAGGCCGCACTGTCCACGAAGGAATGCGGTTGCGGCTTTGTCTTTCCACGGCAAGAGAAACAGCACGAGCAAAATGCCGACAGCGAATCAACGCTACTGCAAGCCGCCGAGCCGCCCACGAAATGGCTCGTGGAAGAGGTGCTGTTCACGCGACACAGCAAACGCAACGCCCCGCCCGACACGCCGGACACGCTCCGAGTCACGTATCTGTGCGTTCCACCCGAGGGCGGTGGAAATTTGTCGCGGAAAGAGATCAGCGAGTGGGTTTGTCTTGAGCACGAGGGGTTCGCCAAGAAAAAGGCGTGTACGTGGTGGCTCGCCCGCAGTCTCGCGCGACCAATACCGAATATCGACGAGGCAATCGACTTTTGGAAGCGTGGAGCGTGTGCCGCGCCGATCAGCATTCACACGAAACCGGACGGCAAGTTTTTGCGGATCGTCGAGTACGAACTGGACACGCTGCCCGAGACGTGGGCCGAGACGGCCGAGGATTTCGATTTTGGGACACCGGCCGACGTTGACGAGGTGCCATTTTGAAAACCCTGTCAATGAAACCGTCCGCCGTCCGAATGCGTCGCCCACCGGCTGAAACGACGTCAGGCACTGATTCAGCAGCTCGGCGGGCAATGCGTCGAATGCGGATCGATGGTGGACCTGGAGTTCGATCACAAGTTTATCCGCACGTGGCACAACAGCGATTTTTGGTCAAACGTGAAACTGTCGATTCTCGAACGCGAAGCCGCCCAAGGCAAGCTGCAGTTGCTGTGCGGATTTCACAACAGGCAGAAAGGAAAACCGGAAGACAATGAACCATTCTGACAATCCAAAAGATGCAATCGGTGCACGCAAGCCGCCGTTGCACCTGATTCCCGCGTCCGCCGAAATTGCCGAGGCCGTTGTGATGGCGCTCGGGGCCAAGAAGTATGGGCCGTTCAATTGGCGTAAGGCCAATATCCGCGCGTCAATCTACGTGTCAGCAGCACGACGTCACCTTGCCCAGTGGTTCGACGGTGAAGACTTCGACGAGGAAAGTGAAGCGTCTCACATCGCACACGCCCGCGCCTGTCTTGGGATTCTATTCGACGCAATGGCCACGGGTCACTGGATCGACGATCGACCGCCGAAAGGCGAAGCGTCACGACTCATTAAGGAAAGCACCGAAGACACAGCCGACGCGGACACGCAATGCGAATAACCATTCTTGGCAAACGCTGGAACCTACGTTTCGTGCCGTGGCGGCGCGGCCGATCGACGTACGGTTATTGCGAGCACCCAGCCGAGCCAGGGAAGGAGATCGTCATCACGGACGGACACTCAGACCAATTGATGCTCGACACGCTGTTACATGAATTCCTGCACGCCGGCGCTTGGAATCTAAGCGAAGAAACCGTCGATCAGTGGTCAACGGACGTTTCGCGAATCCTCATTAAACTCGGTTGGACACGAAAGGCGGACTGACAATGTCACGTAACGAAACGACGATTTCAGGCGAGACGGCGCGAGACTATTGCCAGCGATTCCCGAACACGCCAACGAAGACGCTCGCGCGGAAAGCCTACAAAGAGCAGCCCAAGCTCTGGCGGACTCTCGAAACGTGCTATAGCGCGATGCGGTTTATCCGTGGTAACTCTGGTAAGAAAAACCGCAAGAACATTTCCGATAAGTCGCTGACACGCAAGAACGGCCGCGCCGGCACCGTCGTCGTGCCCACACTACCGAAGGGGATCACGGAGCTGAACGAGTGGCACGCCGAGAAGCTCGACACGAACGGCACGTGGGCGATTCTGTCCGACATTCACATTCCATTCCATGATCACACGGCTGTTGAACTCGTGTTGAAGGAAGCGAAACGCCGCGGTGCCGTGGGGATACTACTGAACGGCGACGTCATGGACGGCCACGCGATCAGCCACTGGCAACGCGACCCGCGGCAACGTGATCACGCCGGGGAAATCAAGAAGGTTCAAGAGTTTTTCGCGTATCTGCGCCACCGCTTCCCACACGCCGAGATCGTATTCAAGGAAGGTAATCACGATGAACGGTGGTCACTGTACCTGCAACAGAAAGCGCCCGAGCTACTCGACTTGGAGTCGATGCAGATCGGGGAACTGACACACGCCGATCGGCACGGAATCCGAATCATCGGGGAAAAGCGGCCGGTGATGCTCGGCAAGCTGTGGGCTGTGCACGGCCACGAATGGCGCGGCGGGATTTCGTCGCCGGTCAACCCGGCACGCGGGCTGTATCTCAAGACCCGCGTGTCCGCAATCTGCGGACACCTTCACCAATCGTCGAGCCATTCCGAACGCGACCTTGCCGAGCACGTCGTTACGTGCTGGTCAACGGGCTGTCTGTGCGACACGCACCCATTGTACGCACCGATCAACCGGTGGAACCACGGCGCCGCGTTCGTGTCGATCGGTGCGGACGGAGCGTTCGACGTGGATAACGTGCGGATCGTCGCTGGGAAATTGTGGAACTGACACTATGACATTCGGCTCGCTTTTTTCTGGCGGTGGCGGCCTTGATCTTGGTCTTGAACGTGCCGGCCTGCAATGCGTTTGGCAGGTCGAGAACGATCCGTTTTGCCAGCGAGTCCTTAAACACCGATTTCCACGAGTCGGTAAACGACATGACGACGTGCACACGTTTCCGCCAGCTGGTGATTGGTTTTGCGACATCATTGTTGGCGGTGACCCGTGCCAGGAGAACAGTAATGCCAGACAGTCCACAGGATGCGAACAGCCGAGTCTTGGCGCTGAGTACATCCGCATTCTTGATGCGATTCGCCCACCGCGTTTTCTGCGAGAGAACCCGTCCGCGGTCAGGCCCGACGCTCCTTGGCCTTGGTGGCGATTCCGCGCTGCTGCTGAGTCGCTTGGTTACGTTGTGCTCCCCTTCCGACTCCGATCATGTTGCGTTGGGGCTGATCACAGGCGGGACCGTCTGTTCTTGCTCGGTGAATTACCCAACGCCGTGCAAACGAGACTACAAGGGAATGTCATCCAAGAGTTGGAGAGAACGGGGGGGGGCGAAGGCATTCGCAACACTCCCCGACAAAATCGGAGGGACGCCTCACCCCGAGTTTGTCGAGCAGTTGATGGGATTCCCAATTGGGTGGACCGACTGCGAGTCTGCGGAAACGCAGTAGACGTGCACGTCGCCGAAACCATAGGCCGGTGGATAATCGAATCAGCATGTTAAACGCCGAAAACATCCCCGCCGAACTCCGCACGCTCCATCAGTGGCTGACGTGGAAGATCGTTACGCGCGATGGCAAGCCAACGAAAATACCATTCAACGCGGTTTCCGGCGCGTGCGCCAAGTCGAACGACTCGTCGACCTGGACCGATTTCGAGACAGCGCGGCTCGCGGTCGAAACGAGTGACCACGACGGCATAGGGTTCGTGTTCGCTGCAGGCGGTGGACTGTTCGGTATTGACCTGGATTGCTGCGTCAGTCCAGACGGTGAAATCGCCCCGTGGGCCGCGAAGATCGTCGCCGATTTTGCGACCTATGCCGAAGTTTCACCCTCTGGTCACGGTATCAAGCTGTTCGCCCGCGGGAAGATCGACCGCGGCCGCGCGAAGAAACTACCAGGGCAACCGATCGACGGCCGCGACCCAGGAATTGAGATTTACGGGCAAGGGCGGTACTTCGCTGTCACCGGTCAGAAAATCGGTAGCGGACTTCTGACGGATTGTCAGGCGCAGATTGACGCGCTGGCCGCCGAACTGTGGCCGGCGAATACGCTGTCAGTGAATACGCGGACGGCGACACCGATCACGGAGCGCGCGCGCCGCTACCTCGCGACCATGCCGCCGGCCGTCAGCGGTCAAGGCGGTCACAATACGACATTCCGCGTCGCGTGTGTGCTCGTGCTCGGGTTCAATCTGTCTCCGGAAGACGCCTACGCATTACTCGCCGAGTGGAACGCGACGTGCTTACCACCATGGAGTGAGCGCGAGCTGCAGCACAAGATCAACAGCGCGAACGCGAAGGAAGGCGAACGCGGTTGGCTGCTACGCGATAATGGCCGCTACGAAGGGCCGGACGTCGATCTTCGCCGGCTGCTGTCCAGTTTGAACGGTTCAACGGGGTCATCGCTCGATGATGCACAGCCGGAGGCGAAACGGAGTCCCGTGGAACCCGGAATCCCGGCCGAGTTATTGAACGGCGCTGGCGGCTTACTCGGTGAAATCGTCGATTTCAATTTACGGACCGCTCACCGCCGTCAGTATGAACTCGCGATGGCAGCGGCGATCACTCTCGTGGCGTCTCTCATCGCTCGTAAGGTCACTGATGACAGCGGGACACACAGCAATATCTACATCATCGGACTTGGCGCATCAGGTTGCGGGAAAGAACACGCACGTCAGGTCAATAAGCTATTGCTCTCACTGGTCAGCGGAGATGCTTTTCTTCAGGACGAAATCGCAAGCGGGATAGGACTGTTTAATGCCTTAGTCGAATCACCTGTGACACTCTGGCAGCCCGACGAATTTGGACGCGTGCTCGCCACCTTGCAAGGGGAAAAGACGGCACCGCACCTGCAACAAATCATCACTATGATGCTGCGGCTTTACTCTGGCGCGCGTGATCCTGTTTTTGCAGGGCCGGCGTATGCGGATCGAACTAAAAACGAAAAGGTTTACTGCCCTCATCTCATCGTTTACGGAACAACTGTCACCAGGTCGTTTACCGCTGCGCTCAATCGTGAATCTTTATCAGACGGGTTCCTGAATCGCTTACTCGTAATTGAATCGACGAACCCCGACCCCGAGCTGCAAGAACCTGAGACTTTTGAACCGTCGCAAAAACTCGTCGACGACATTTCTTGGTGGATGAAGTACAGCGGCACAGGGACAGGAAACCTTAACCCAACTCCGCGCAAGATGATAGCGACTCCTGAGGCTAAAGCGGTATTCCAGTTTGGCAGTGAACTGATCCGACAGCACAGGCGGAATGAGGAACCGCAAGGGACGCAGATTTGGGGCAGAGCCTACGAAGCGTGTCGCAAGCTGGCGCTGATCCACGCGTGCAGCCTGAACCGCGAAACAACGTCGATCAGTGAGGCTTCGGCACAGTGGGGGTGCCGGCTGGCGATTCACCTGACGGAACGCGTTCAGTATCTCGCCGCGGAGTACATCGCTGACGGTGAATTTGATGACACCTGCAAGAAGGTACTTCAGTTTTTGAGAGCCGGCGGAACGAACGGCCGAACGCGTCGAGACGTGAGCCGTGTATTTCGGGGAATGGACAGGCGGGAACTCGACGCCGTGCTCGGAAAACTCGCAGAGACGGAAGAGGTGCGGTCAGAAACGATCCTTACTGGCGGCCGGCCGAGCATTGTTCTCTGTGCTGTTTGACTTTTGTCACTTCCGTCCGGCTTTTGTCCTTGCTGTTTGGGACAAAAGTATTCGACGTAAATATCTTAAAAACAAAGACATAAATAACACTTATATATATTTTGTCCTTTAGTCCTTCTCTGTTTGATGTTTATTCAATTCTTCCACTCAGCCACCCACTAAACTGAGCGGGACAAAAGGTCAAAAGCACTAGAGAGTTATTCATCTATCTTTTTTTGTGGTGTTTTTAGCAAGTTTTTTTTGTCCCACGAAACAGTCCGGACAAATTGACAAAAGGACAAAAGGCCAATGGTTCCAACCGTTCACGAACGCACAAAAATGCTTATTAACCGCACGTGCGTTGTTTGCCGGCAACGAGTTCCGGACGGTGAAGGTTTGATTTGGTGGAAGCTTCGCTGCATATCGCATCGCGGAAAATGTGAAGACATCGTTTTCGAGGCGTCGCGAGATCGCAGCCGTTCACGGCTTGGACGCACGAGAACGCGTCATGAGACGCTTCAGATTATCTCCGAGACGTACAACACCGCGCCAGAACGCACCGTCGCTTCACCAACGCGTTGCGGTGACGCAACACCACTCGGAAGCCATGAACAGGTAACGAACGCACTGTGCGCAACGTGAGAGCGTCGTGGGTGGGTGGGTGAATGTTTTTAGGTAAAAGGATTCTTGATGACCGCAATCAACATCACGCTGCCGTATCCGCCGAGCGCCAACCGCTATTGGCGTCACTTACGTAACGGGCGAACCATCGTCAGTGACGAGGCACGAGTGTACCGCACGACGGCCAATGCACTGTGCCGCATCACTGGTATGCGGCCCCTCGATGGTCGCGTGTGCGTGACGTACCACGTGTACCGACCGATCAAGCGTGGTGACTTAATGAACCGCGAGAAGGTACTCAGTGATGCGTTACAGGGGGCAGCGTTCGCGGACGATGCACAGATCCATGAGGCCCACTTGTACCTGCACGACGACAAGGCGAATCCACGCGTCGAAGTAACGGTGGATAGCCTGGATTGACGCACGAAAATTAACTAAAAAAACACCTGCCAATATGGCAAAAACTAGGTTCTTTCCGTGTGTCTGCGCGGCGCGGAGTCCCCCGATGCCGCCATTTTTGTCGCTAAGAGATCGATTTCCGGTCATCAGCAGCATGCGGGGCGGGGAGTGAAAAATAACGTGAAAAATAATAAGACACCGGAAAATAGCGACATGAAAATACGAAACAGTATTTAGTCCATTTATGTTCTTTCGAAAGATTGTGGCAAATGTCCAGAATTCTCCCACTTCTCAAAACCTTCGGACCGTCTATGATTTCGGTTCTCGCCGCAGCGCTGCCGGCACTGTCCGGTATCGCCGAGAAATACCCGGCGATCAAAGATCGATTCCCGAAATTATTTGCGGCCTTGCCGGACGTGATTGCACTCGTGCACCTCGTGCAGAATCTCGGGGCCGAGCATCACGACTCGCTACCCGAGGCCGTTGTGGCGCTGGGACAAATCGAATCCGCCCTGTAGGAGCGCATTCGCGATGGAATGGGTTGACGTCGCCAGCAAACTTGGTGTGCCTGTCGCGATTCTCGCGGCGATGTTGTACGGCATTTACAAATCCGGAAAGTTTCTCGCAGAGAAAATCGCCGTTCCATTGTTTGAACGTCAGGTTCATTTCATGGACACGACTGCGGCGTGCCTATCGCAGCAGACGGAGACCTGCTCGCTGATACGCAGTAACTTGCAAGACATCGCAAAGAAACAGGACGAGCACTTCAAAATCTGTTCTGTCGGACAATCAAAGACAACGGCGTCATAATGAATCGATACACGGCAATCAATTTCGTTCTCAGTGTCACCGGCACCGCCGCGATTTGGTTCGCGGCTGTGCACTGTGACCGGCTGAACGTCGAAGGCTCTATGGCCGGTCCGTGGGATTACGTGCTCTATGTCACTTCTCTGATTATCGGTTGGTTCGTTCTCGCGGCAGTGCGTGCTTGTATTCGTTTTTTCAAATCGCCGTCGCAGACAGTCGCGCCGACTGAAACCAACTCACCGGAGATCGCGAAGCTCGCCGCGTCGTTTGCCAGGGCTGGAAATCGTAAGGGGCTTGAACTCGTCACCGACCTTGCGGAGTTCGACGCGAAGGCGGTGAATCAATGAGGATTTTCCAATGTCTCTTATTTGCTACGCTCGCCTGCGGATGCGTTCCGCGAAGCGGCACGGAGAGTCACAGCAAACGCGCAAACGACGGCCACAGCGTTTCATCGTCCGTAATCGAGTCGGCAGCGGCGAAGCTGATTCCGGACCTTGCCGAAGGGCTGGCGACGGAAGCGACGGTGACAGCGGATAAAGCCGCGGCCGGAAAATACACCGACTGTCAGGACGCGTTCGACGATGAGGCACCGCGTAACAAAGCCGCGCGCGAAAAGGCATTCAAAGGGCTCGTTGACGCGTTCGACCGTGAAACCGGCGACGGGCCATACGATGCGAAAAAACTCGAAACTATGAAGCGGCAACAGGCCAGGGGACTCAGAGGGAAGTAGTGGTGGAAATGTGGGTTCGAACCCCGCACGAGAGCGACCAGCTCCCGTTCGTCTAATCGGTAGGACACCATCCTGAAACCAAGGGGATTCGATGGAATTCGGACTAGGTTGGAACCCGGATGCAGAGGACAAGCACGCAGATGCAATCGCGTCGCTCGTGCGTCCCGTGTGTACCGCGGTCGATTCCGAACTTCCGAAGACCGTCGATCCCCGCGGAATTTTGTCGATCAACAATCAGTTGCAATTTAATTCGTGTGACGGAAACAGCATCGACAAGTGCCTGGAATTTGATCACTGGATTGAAACGCGAAACGTGATCGACCTATCGGCCCGGTTTTCTTATCTCGCCGCCCGCATGATGGACGGTACGAACGACGGCCCAGACGCTGGCGCGTCGATCCGCGGCGGGGCGCTCGGTGCGAAAGAAATTGGATGCGTGCTCGAACAGAAATTCCCGTACTGGAAACGCGGTGAGCAATTCAGTTCGCACGTTCCAGAAGAGTTGTTGACCGCCGCGAAGTCGCACCGCGTGCAATCCGTCGCGGAACTCGGAACGGATATTGATGCGATCCACCGATTCATCGGCACCGCTCAGGGCGGTGTGTCGATCGGCATTTGGTGGACGACCGGATTCCGTGACTACCGCGGCGGCCCGATGACACGTCGTCCCGGCGGTTCAACTCTCGGTGGTCACGCGCTCGCTGTTCTCGGTTATTTGGTTTCCGGCGGACACCTGTTTTTCATCGTGTTCAATTCGCACGACGAATCATACGGTGACAAAGGCTGCATCATCATTGCCGCGGACGTGCTGTATCAGGAACTGCACGCGTCACCGTTCGGCGCGATGGGAGTGAGTGGGCTTCCAACTTTCACAAAACGTAAGTTCTCTTGGCAAGGAGTATTCGCGTGAGACGAATTCGGCGACTCTGGCAAGATGTGCTCGATGAAATTATTCGGCGGATGCGTGTGCGACACGCTCGGTTCGCTTACCTGTTGCTTGTGCTGATTCTTCCGGCGGCCATCACCGCGGCTGATGACAAGCCGCGGTTCTCGTTCGAACCACGCGAGACGCCGCAACAAGTCGGTTCGAACGACTTGCGGCCTGTCGTCTGGATGTACAAGACGCCGACATGTTATCCGTGCAATGTCACTCGCGTCGCGTTATTGGAGCACGAGAAATCACACGGCCTGCCATTCAGATTGGCGTTCGACGAAATGCCTAGATGGGCATTGGAAGAGAAATTAGCCGCGCCGCTGTTTCACTGGAATAATTGCAGCGGGACCGGAGAGACGCAAAGTGGATGGAACGGCGTTGAGAAGTTCGTTGCACGATGGAAAGAAACGCAAGAAATGATCGATGCTCCGGCGGCGGCTCAGGGGGCCGCGCAGCCGGGTTCTTCATTGATCGAACAAGCACAGAAGTACGCCGGGACGTCCGGTTCGTTCGTGTTCCAGCCTGACGCACAGGTTCGCGTCGCAACAGAAGACGGAACCGTCGTCACCTACACGCAACTACGTGGCCGGTACGCGTTCGATAATGGTCAACCCGTGCTGACACTCGCACCTCCATTCGCGCATGTTGACGTGAAGAAATTCGGCTTGCACTTCGGCGCGGACGTCGTCGGTCCGGTGCGAGGCGAGCTGCCAGCGGCTGTCAGCGTGCAGACGAATCGCGGCAAGTATCGCGTAGAACTCAAACAGGTCGAATAAAACCCAATACCCCACCCGTTGTCGAGAAAGGCGATTGAGTGCGTCAAGGCGGGAAATTCAGGTGATAGAAGCCCGCGAAGACGAACACGCCGCAGATAATCGAGAGGGGCAGGTCACCCTGCCCCTCTCGCCGGTTTCAATCACAACCATGATCACCACACTATCCGACCTCAAAGACGAATGTCTCACCGCGTGCGGATTTTCCGCAGTCGGTGCTCCGTGTTGTGCAGGACCGGAACCGATCGTCGTCGAGTCGCATCACATTGAAGCGTGTAGCCAGGCCGTAGAACTCGGTGTGAAGTATTTTGCCACGTTTCACCCGATGGGTAAACCAGGTTATGAGCGGATGAAACGCCGCTACATGCGAACCGCCGGCGACAAAGTCGGGTTCGGATTGATCGCCGGCGCGTTTATTTCATGGCTTCTCGGCAAGGTGTTTGAACGCCTTTGGAAATGGTGGAAAGAGTCACGCGACGCGACGCGTAACGCTGCAGCGTGGGCTGTGTGCGTGCCGTCAGTTACGTGGTTTGAGGACTAATAGAAAACCGTGAACTGCACACAGAATGCCGAAAACAGTCATTCGACCCGGTTATGTTCCATCTCTCGTGCAGCTTGCATCCGCGTGCGACGTTGATCGCAATACGATTACAAAATGGCGTGGGCAAGGCGGGTTTCCGGCACAAGAAAAAGACGGCACGTGGTGCGTTTTTGCTGTCGGTCTCTGGCGCGGCTCACGAGACTCCGCTCCGGTAGACGGTGACGAACTATTAGGACCCGGCGGTGGCGGTGACAGTCCGGCACTTGAACGATATCGAACGGCTCGCGCGCGAATTGCGGAAATCGACGCTGAGATACGAGAGGGTCAAGCCGTTGATCGGGACGTGTTGCACGAGACGTTCTCGTTGATGGCATCAGTCATACGCGACGCCGGCGCGACGTTGCGGCGCCAGTTCGGAAATGACGCAGGGGATATTCTCGACGTGGCGATCGATTCGGCGGTTGAAAAAATGGACGAGTTTTTGAAATCTGCGAACAGGGAGATTGCCGCGTGATTCGGCTGTTTTTGATGGTCGCAAGTCTGCTGTCTGCGATTGAGCCAGAATGCCGGTACTTTGCCGCGCAGGCAAGATCACCGCGACTGCGCTCGTTTAGGGAGTTCGCTGAACAAGAACTGATCCATCCGAAAGGCCCGTTCGCCGGCCACAAATTTAAGGCGGATCGCCAGCCGTTTACGAAACTGCTTCTTGATGAATTCGCGAAGCCTTGGCGACGCATCAACGCGACCGGTCCAACGCAGAGCGGCAAGTCGTGGATCTGCTTTATCACACCGACTCTCTATCACCTTTTTGAAATTGGGGAGTCGGTAATTTGTGGCGTGCCGAACATGGACATGGCACGCGACAAGTGGCAAGAGGATTTACTCCCGGCGATTGAGTGCTCGCGATTTCGAGACTTGCTTCCGAAGCGAGGGGCCGGCAGTCAGGGCGGAGACTTCACTTCGATCCGGTTTCGTAATGGCGCGGCACTCCGGTTTATGACCGGCGGCGGTGGTGACAAGAGTGTTGCGGGATATACGGCCCGCGTGCTGATGATCACTGAAACGGACGGCATGGACGAACAGAAGTCCAATAGCCGTGAGTCCGATCGTATCTCGCAATTAGAGGCCCGCACGCGTGCGTATGGCTCGCGAAAACGGGTGTACATGGAGTGTACGCTATCTACGGAAAAAGGCCGCACATGGATTGAATACCAACGCGGAACCGCGTCGCGGCTTTTACTCCCGTGTCCGCACTGCAGTGTTTACGTCACTCCGGAGCGTGATTCGCTTATTGGATGGCAGGAAGCAGAAGACGTAGAGCCGGCCCGCGAACGCTCGGCGTTTTACTGTCCGGCGTGTGGTCAGGAATGGAGTGAGGACGATCGCAAGGTAGCAAACGCCAGCATGAGACTTGTGCACAAGGGACAGGACGTTACACCAACTGGTGAGATTATCGGGGATTCTCCGCAGACGGACACGCTCGGTTTTCGATGGAGTGCTGTCAATAACCTGTTCGTCACGGCCGGCGATATTGGGTCCGACGAGTGGAGGGCGGCACGCGCTGAAAACGAGGATAACGCAGAACGCGAGATGTGTCAGTTTGTTTGGTGTCTGCCGCATCAGCCGTCCGTATGGGATAGTGTAACTCTCGACGCACAGCAAATCGTCCGCCGGACGTCACAGATTCGCCGCGGCTTTATTCCCGATGGGACGGAGCACATTACGTGCGCGATCGACCTTGGCAAGTGGCTCTGTCACTGGATTGCCGTTGCCTGGAAGCCGGGCGCGGTAGGTCAAGTCGTCGCCTATGACCGGATCGAAGTCGCGAGCAGTTCTCTCGGCGTTGAGCGGGCCTTGCTGCTCGCAATTCGCCAGTTCCGTGACGAAGTGTGTAGTGTCGGGTGGGAGATGCCGAGCGGTAAGCGAATGACACCGGAATACACGTTTATCGACTCGGGGTATAAGCCGGAAGTCGTCTACCAATTCTGCCGCGAGTCGGGGCGAATGTTTATGCCGTCGATCGGCCGCGGGGCCGGACAGACATACACGCAAAAATACAACGAGCCGAAGAGCACCGGGGCAGTCGTTAAACACATCGGCGAGGAATATCACATTTCATGGATTGAAAAGGACGGTGTTTTTCTGGTGGAGGTGAATGCAGACCATTGGAAAAGTATTGTGCATTCGCGACTCACGTCACCGATCACGAAAGAGGGAGTCGCGTCACCTGGTTCGATTGTGCTGCACGCCGCGTCACCGCAAGAGCACCTCGCGATTGCCAAACATTTGACTTCAGAAAAACAGGTCGAAGAATTCGACCAAAAGCGAGGCACATTCACGAAGTGGGAACGCGTGAAGCGGGATAATCACTGGTTTGACGCGCTGTATAACGCGTGTGCAGCTGGACACCTCGCCGGAGTTCGCGTGATTGAGCCGCATGTTGTTGCCGCCGCCAAAAAGAGAAAACCGCGTGCCGCGTTGACAACACCGGACGGTAGACCGTTTTTCATTACAGAGAGGAACTGAGGGACAATGCTGAAAAAAGACAAAGACATAAATAACGAATCCGCTTCTGAAACTTCCCGTCCGGAAATTTCCGAAGGAAACATCGCAATTATAAAAATTCCGCTCGCCGAACAGAGGTCTGGATACTGTGCGCGACACGTGGATGTACAACTCAGTGGAGCGCAACCAGAGACATTAAGACGCATTGTGGACGGCCTGGACGCATCGCAGGCCCGTTTGAAAAACGGTAAGCGTGTGACGACTCCAGCCGAAGCCGTCCGGTGGCTGATCGAGCAAGTCGAAGTTCAGTCCGATGAATCCGAAGCATCCGAAGCTAATAATTCAAATAACTAATGGTTTTAAGGAAAAAACACTTAGTTATTTACGAAACAGTATATATGGCAGATTTGGATTCCACGAGCAGCGAAGATGACGTGCGGGCATCATTTCGCGACAACGCCTCTTACGAAGAGGACGGAGACGCGTCGAAGTGCCGCAAGTTCATTACGGCGTGCCGGTTCATTCTCGGCAACCCTTCGGTGTTTAGGGCACTCGGTCAGGAAATGCAAATGAGCGTCGCGTCAATCGAAAAGATGATGCGTGACGCTCGCGTGTGGCTGTCGGCGAACAGTACCGCATCTGGCGTTCCAAGCGGTTCGCGATCATTCTCTCTGGAGGACTTCCGGGGATGAGCCGCAGAACCCGCGTAAATCCTGAATCTGTCCAGGACGCATTTAACGATATGCGTTCTGATTATGCCGCCGCAAAGGCCGGCCGGTTCCGTCGTCGTCGCACGGGTATTCTCTCGACGGGATCTCACGCTGATTATCACTTCCGTAACGAAAACGACATGTGGAAGTTGATGGAAGTCGCGAGGGATATGGACCGCAACGACTGCCTGATTGGAACGTCACTTGATCGCGCATGCACGAATATTCTGCAATCTGGAATCAATCCAGATCCTGACACCGGAGACGACGGTCTTAATACCGAACTGTACAACCGGTGGGAAGAATGGGCAAGTAATCCCGATGAGTGCGACGCGGCTGGCGAGAGGAACTTTCACGCGATGGCGCGACTCGCCTTGCGTCACGCGTTTCTAGACGGTGACTGTTTTGCGCTGCCGCTCGAATCGGGACGACTGCAGTTGCTTGAGGCGCATCGCTGCCGCACACCACGCGGCACAAAAAAAAATGTAGTTCTCGGCGTGATGCTCGACGATCAACGTCGCCGTCTGGAATATTGGTTCACAAAAGAGGACGTTGGCGTTAACGGAAGTGTTAACAGAGTAAACGAAATCACTCCGATCGAAGCCAGAAACTCTAACGGCAATCGGCAAGTGTTTCATATTTATGACCCAAAGCGGATCACACAGACACGCGGCGTGTCGGCGCTTGCTCCGGTGTTTGATATCGCTGGTATGTTTGAGGATTTGAACTTTGCAAAACTTGTGCAAGCTCAAATTGTTTCGTGTGTAGCGTTCATTCGTAAGCGGAATGCAGGCTGGACACCTCCAGGAGGTAAGCCTGGTCAAGTCGGTGAGAGAACTACAGAGACCCGCGCCGACGGCACATCACGAATTATTGAGGGGATTGCACCTGGAATTGAACTGATCGGCGAAGCCGGAGAGGAAATCGAAGGATTCTCTCCACATGTGCCGAACGCGGAGTTTTTCGATCACGTTCGACTGTTGCTCACGCTGTACGGAATTAATATCGGATTGCCACTGTGCGTAATGCTGATGGATGGCAGTGAGACAAATTTTTCCGGATTTCGTGGGGCTGTCGATGAGGCGCGGAAGGGGTTCCGTCATAACCAGGGATGGCTCGGAGACCGCCTGCATCGTGAGACATATAGCTGGCGTGCGCGTCGTGCTATGGACGACGATCCAAAAATTGCTGCGGTTGCTCAAAAGTCCGGTGTTAATGTTTTTCGATGCAAGTGGAATCCGCCGACGTGGCCGTACATTCAGCCGCTGCAGGACGCGCAGACCGACCTCTTACGTCAACGCAACGTACTCAACAGCCCGCGGCGACTTCACGCGGAACGTGGCCGTGATTGGGAAGACGTTGCTGATGAGACAGTCGCTGACAACCTGTATGCGATTCGCGCGGCGAAAAAAGCCGCCGCCGAACTCAATAAGGAATTCAAAGACGACAATTCGCCGGTTCACTGGCGGGAATTGATCAGCCTTCCGACGCCAGACGGTGTGACGATCACCGTCGCTGCACAAGAGGACATGCCGCCCGTAAAGTCCGGGGCGACGCAAAAGAAGGGGCAGCCCGCATGATCTCCGAATTAAATGTACCGCACATTGATCAGTATTTCGGCCCGTGGGCAATCATGGAGGAGCCGTTCCGCGCCGCCGTGGAGCGGATCAATGCTCTTGATATTCGTGCACACGTTGAAGCTCGTCACACGGCCGGCGGTGTATCGCTTGATACCTCTTACGAAAAACTACCCGGCGGCGTCGCTGTTGTATCGCTCTCCGGTCCGTTGATGAAATACGTAAGCAGTCTGTCCGGCGGCACATCAACTGTTGAGGCTCGCGCCGCACTTCGCGCCGCGGTGAAAGATGATTCGGTCAGTTCAATCGTCGTGCGGATCGACTCGCCCGGTGGAACGGTATCGGGAACACAAGACCTCGCGGCAGACGTCGCGGCTGCAAACACGAAGAAGCCAACTGTCGCATTCATCGAAGATTTGGGCGCGTCGGCAGCGTATTGGATCGCGTCTCAAGCCGGGAATGTTTTTGCCAACACTACGGCGATGATCGGTTGCATCGGCACATTTGCAGCGATTGAAGACGCATCACAGGCATCCGCACAGGCCGGAATTAAGGTGCACGTCGTTCGGGCCGGCGAATTCAAAGGCATGGGAGTTGAAGGCACGGAAGTTACACCAAAGCAACTGGAAGAGTTGCAGCGGATCGTGAACGAACTGAATGACTATTTCATTCGCGGCGTTGCGACAGGCCGCGGAATGTCTCTGTCGCAAGTCAAGGCACTTGCAGACGGACGCGTGCACGTCGGCGCAAAAGCACAAGAACAAGGACTAATTGACGGCGTGAAGTCGCTCGATCAGGTGATCGCCGAACTCGCCGCGAAATCCAAAACCACGAAAGGCTCTGCCATGAGTAGTGAATCGACTGCGGCGAATCCCGCCACTTTCTCCGAAATCGTCGGCGCCTGCAAAAACTGCAAGCCGACTTCGTCCGCTGACGACGCTTTGTTCGTCGCCGATCAACTCGCGAAAGGTGCAACCGTCGCGCAGGCTCGCGACGCGTGGGACGACACGCTTACGTCCCGCATCGACGCGCGCGACTGCGAACTAAATGCAGCGAAAGTCGAACTCGCGAAAAAACAGACGCAACAGCAGGCCAGCCTTGTTAATGGCAACGGCGTTAAACCGCTGGTGGACGGCGGCAAAGGTGGATCGGTTGCGGAAGAATCCAGCGACCCGATTGCGGCATGGAATGAAGCTGTCGCCGAGAAGATGAAGGCAGGGAAGTCAAAGGCGTCGGCGATCTCCGCTCTCGTCAAAGAGAATCCCGACTTGCATCAATCGTACCTCGCCGCGTTCAACGAAAACTCGAAACGCAAAGTCGGTTAACCAGACAAACACCTATGTCACGCTCGCGCGGATGCGGCCGCTGAATCGCGAGCAGTTCCAATAAAACACAAACAACACGAGGGGAAATGAAAGGTTTCCCCATGTCTCAATTTGTTCACGGTCCCACGAAAACATTTGCGGCCGGCGCGGCTCTCGCGGCGAATCGTCGCGTCAAGATTGTTGCTGGCGTCTTGCAGTACGCCGGCGCAACCGACCCATGTATTGGCACGCTCGAATCGGCGACATTTGCCGACTCTAATTTCGCGTCAGGCTACACGGATGGTACGGTGCGGTTGATCACAGCGGAAGGTACTCGCAAGTTTGTCGCGTCAGAAGCGATCAGCGCGGGTAACGGGTTTTATGCCGCCGAGTCTGGTAAGGTCGCAGCGACGGGGACTGTCATCGAAGGCAAGGCAATGGAAGCCGCGACAGCAGACCTTGACGTAATCGAGGGGTTGGCGACGCATAATAGCGATATTGCCACGTCGATCAGCGGGACAACGGCCGCGACGTTCGAAACTGACAGTGATCTCGGTAAGCCGCGGGCCGCACTCGGTAGTCAGACCGGCGGAACCGGCGACTTTAAAGCCATTGTCAAGCCGCCAGCGACGTTAACAGCCGACCGCACATACACGCTTGTAGGTGATGCGAATGATTCGCTTGTTGGTGCTGCCGCTGTCCAAACACTTACAAACAAGACGCTGACGTCACCGACGTTGACGACTCCCACACTGACATCACCAGTTATTACCACACCGACCGGAACCGACGCGACCGAAGTTGTCACCGCGACGGATGTGATCAGTGCAGCCGAATCGGGAACGACATTTTTCCTCAATTCGGCGACCGAATTTGTTTCGACCCTCCCGGCCCCGGCCGCCGGTCTGCGTTACCGCTGGATTGTCAGCGCTGCACCGTCCGGTGCGAGCTACACGATTGTCACCAACAGTTCGTCCAATATCATCAAGGGTAATATTGTCTGCTCTCAGGACGCTGGCGGGACGGCAGACAGCGAAACCAGTGGTGGAGATACAATTTCGTTAGTCGATGGTAAGGCCGTCGCCGGCGATATGGTCGAAGTGTACTGCGACGGCACGAACTGGTTTGCGTATGGCACCTCCAAGGTGTTTGACGCGATAACGATTACGACCGCCAGTTAAAGGAGATCCCTCGTGAGTCCCGGCGGATGCGGCCGCTGAAGCCGGGGCTTTTTTTCTCACACATAAGTAAACAACACGAGGGGAAATGAAAGGTTTCCCCGATGGCTTCCCCCACTCCAGAGAGACTGATTGCGAATCTTCGGCCCGACCTGCAAGGGCTGTTTGAAGAATTCGACATTGAAATGAATCAGTCGAAAATGATCGCACTGCAGGTATTCCCGTCGATCGACGTCGGACTGCAGGCCGGTCCGTTCGGCAAGATCACGCTTGAATCGTTGATGCGTGCCGCTGATACCAAGCGTGGTTCTCACGGCGAATACAACGAGGCCAGTTTCGAATTTACCGACGACACTTATGCCACCAAAGAAAATGGTATTTCGGTTCTCGTTGATCGTCGCAACGCAGCGATTTACATGAATTATTTCAATGCCGAGGCCATCGCTGCTCGTCTGTCGCGTAATATCGTGATGACGAATATGGAGCGGCGGGTCGCTGCTCTTGTGTTTGATTCTGTTACATTCAGTCCGACTAATGTCAGTAACGAATGGAACGTCTCCGCCGGCGAGCCGATTAATGATGTCGAGTCCGCGGTTCAGAGACTTTCAGATAAAGGTATCATCGCCAACGCGCTCGTTATTAGTTTGAAGGTTTTTCGCAATTTGCGAAATAACCCACAGGTTATTGACCGTATTACTGCCAATGGTGCTGGCGTAGCGGCAAAACCAAGCGACGTCACGCGTCAGATGCTTGCGGCAGTGTTCGACCTGGAAAACATCCTCGTCGGCGGCGCGCAGTACAACTCCGCCAAGGAGGGTCAATCAGCGTCTCTCACTCAGATTTGGGACGACGAATACGCGGCCGTTACGCGTATTGCCCCGCAGGGTGCAGATATCACATTTCCGTGTGTCGGTCGCACATTCCACTGGGGTGATGACGGTTCTCAAATTCTCGGTGCGATGGAGACGTACTACAGCGTCGAGAGCCGCGCCGATAAAGTTCGGTGCCGTGCCGACACGCATGAAAAGCTTATGTACGAAGAGGCCGTTGAACTGCTCGGTAATATTACGAAGTAATCGGAGTGGTCTGTGTCCTCAATCGCCAGTCAAATACTCGCGTCATTTGCCTCTCCGTTGAGTCACTCACTCACCGGAGAGGATGTGACGCGGTACGTGGCCGGCAGTGAGGACAGCACGGAAGACGTAACCGCAATCGTCACGCTCGATCCGCAGTCGGAAAACAATGACCGCGGGCCGGGCTTCATTATCAAAGGACAAATCGGACTTCTCGACGATCAGGCCGTAACCAAAAACGACGGCTGGCTGATTCGCGGAACCCGATTTGAAACAGACGCAATTGACGAACCGTTCGGCAGCTTGCGTGTCGTGCACGTGATTCGCCGCTACTCAACGCGAACAACGAGCGAGCGACGCTCACAATATGGACGATAACCTAAATGGCTCAATGGTTGTGGAAACCGATCGACAACGCCTGCATTCTGCTTGCGAACTCAGCACAGTTTCAAGCTGTGGTGGGTGCGGCAAATACAACGGAGGCGCTAGAATCAATCCATCGTGCCGACTCGCTCGACGACGGATCGCATCCGATGCCGCGCGCGACGGTCGGTCCGATGCCGGGCCGCCGACTTACGAGAATCGCCACTGGCCCGGGTTCATGGGCCTTGCGTGGCGACTTGTTTGTTCTCTTGGAATTCACCACGCCAGACAATTTATTGAGCGACTTCAACGGGCAATTCGATTGGTTTCAGCAACTTGTAGAAACCATCATCGAACAAATGGCAGCGCTCGCCGGGAGCGGAACATATCTCAACGTAAAGGAGTTCGATGAATCTTGTCCGGCGTACCCATGCAAAGAGAAGGTCAATCAGGGCGCTCATTATTGGTTTACGGAGTGGGCCTTGAAACTCGACGGATGAACGAACAATCACAATGCCGCCGCTTATTAAATTCACGGTGCAACAGCGACTCGTCAATAAGCGACGGCATGGCGAGATTATGCGCGTCGGTTTCGAGCGAGTGCTCGTCAATCACGTCAACACGACACTTGGCAAGCATTTCAAAAAAGTCCCCGAGACGGAACCCGGTGGCGCCTACGGATACGCCCCGCGTTCGTCGAAGTGGCAAGCCAGAAAACTCGCACTCACAGGACAGAATCTCCCGAACGTATTTACGGGCCGGATGCGACGCACCCTCCGCGCGAACACGCGAATCACGAAGACACAGACCCGCGGGCGAATCTACCTGCGGAACTACTTCCCGATGAAGGATCAACAACGGGCGGAACTGGAAGCGATCACGCCGGAAGAGAAAACAGCGATGGTTGCCATGTTCCGCGAAGTCTACGTCGCCGAATCCAGAAAGACCCCACGCAAGCGGAAACTCCGCGGCGTGTAACTTGAAAGGAAAACGATCATGTCAGTTGTTGCCTACGATGCAATTCTCGGAGCACTCACGCTGGCGCAGGTGAAGAGCAGTCAGTACGACGCCGGCGCGGAAATCCAACGCGCTCGCAATTCGGGCAGCTTCCTCACTCAGGCGACTTACGGCCGTTACTCGCGGCCGAAGGCGTCCTTTGATTCGTCTGATCTATACACGGCGCTGAATGCCGTCGATCCGACGACGGGCCTTGCGGTCGCGACGGGCACCATTGCGATCCCGTTCAACGCGCGGACGAACGGTGGCACGCTCGCCGGATCCGGCTCGGCGACTAAGATCACCGGTGCGAACGGACTGACGGTCCTTGACTCGATCAGTGCGAATCAGGGCGACGAAGCGGCGATGGCGAAGTTGACGACATATTTTCGGTCCACGGACGGACAGACGGCACCCGTTGCAATTGCCGGCTCGCAGACGCTCGCGGCTCAGACGTTCGTCAACGAATTCGATTTAGGTCCGGTTACCGTCAATGGCACCGAAGTGGGCGGCGTGCAGGGCGTCTCGTGCAACTTCGGAATCAAGGTTGTGGACGAGGGGGATAAAGGCGCGGTCTATCCGATGCGGCTCTTTATTGAGAGCGTCGATCCGTATTTTGACATCACGTTCGTTGACTTCGCCTCACTCGTCACCTACTCGCCCCTGTTCACAGCGATGTCTTCGGCGGTGTGCTACTTCCGCAAGAAAGCTGACGGCGGCACGTTCGTGGGCAGCACGACGGACATCTCACTGACGTTCGCTAGCGGAATCATTTGTGCTCAAAGCGCACAGGCGGACGGACAAAAAAGCGGCCGCGCCGTGCTGCGTCTTTATGGTAAGGCTATCACGAAATCCCTGGCGGCAACGAGTCCGTGAGTGTAGGTTAACGAAACGGCGACATACCTCATCATATAACCACCATCACGAAACACAATGCACTACCTCATCTATATTTCCGGCAACACCAACGCCGGGCCTGATCAACTCAAAGCCGTTGGCTTGGCGGATCATGTCACCGATCACGAACAGTGTGCGACGCCGACCGGACCGGACAATGGTCGCGGCTCGCTCTTCGCCTGGCGGTCGCGTCACCCGCAACAGCCCGTCGTGTTCGCACCCGATCGGCAACGATGGGTTGCCGCCATTGCGCGCGATGGACTTGCGGCATCGCGGTTTTGGATCGGGTGGGAAAAAGACAGTCCGCCGGGACCGAGAGACCTGATCCGCGAAGAGAATTACACGGGTTACCTGTGCAAGCTGGGCGACAGCCATGAATGGATCGTGCCGAACGCGGCGATGCTCCCGCACAACTTCAGGCTGTCGAACACCGGCGACGTGACGCTCGTCATCCAAGAGCGTTTCCGTGAGTTCTGGGAGAAGTCGCGGGACTGGTATCAGCGGTTCGCCCTGAACCCGGACGCCGAGCAAATCAAAGTCCCGGCGGATTGGTTCCACTACCTGACGTTCGCGCTCTCGCTCAATTATCGAATCCTGCCTGAACTGATCTCCGAGTTGGAACTGTTCACGACACAGAACGCGATTCACTGCGCGATGGCAACTGTGGATTGGTCCGAGATCGTCGCCGCCGAATCGCAAAAAAAAAATGGGGAATCGCCAGAACCCCCCGCTACCTGATCATGCGACGGTGGGAGCAGGGGCTACTGCCGACGCATTGCCCGACTTGGTTTGACTTTCATTTCGCAGAGTGAGCCGCCGTGAGCGACGAAGTCGTTATCAGCATGACCGCCGAAGATCGCGACGTGATGGACTCGTTCCGATCACAGGGCGCGGAGACGGACAAGCTCAAGGGCAAGCTCGCCACACTGACGTCTGGCACGGACGCACTCGGGCGGTCCTACAAGAACCTCGGCAATGAAGCGCGGAAGGTTTTAGAGGCAACCCAATCGCCGCTCGAAAAACTGATCGCACAAAACGCGAGACTGAATCTTCTCGCCGAAAGAGGACTCATCTCGGAAGAGAAAAGGGCCAAGGCATACAGTCAGGCATTAGGGAAGTTCCACGCGGCGACTGGCGGCGACGACGCCGAGACGAAGCGGAAAGCACAAGAGGCCATCGCGGCCGCCGAAGCCAAAGAGGCTGAAGCGATTGCGACCCGCAAAGCGTCGGAAGCCGATCGCACAGCCGCGGCCGTGTACGATAAGACTCGGACGTCACTGGAAAAATACTCCGCGGAACGCAAAAAGCTGCTCGCGATGCGACAGGCCGGCGCCGAAGGCAAGGCGGGCGGGATCGACGAGGAGACGTATCGCCGTGGCGTCGAGCAGGCAGGCGCCGCGTTGATGCAGGCGCAGGGCATGCAGGCGGGAAAAGCGGCCGCCGGCGTTAAGGAAATGGTCACAGCGCAGATAGCCGCGGTGACGCAGGCCGACAAGCTGCGCGCGAAGCTCGGACAGTTGAGCGATGCATTCGCCAAGGGGTCGATTAGCGAAAAACAGTTCGCTGCAGACTCCGCGAAGGTCAAGGCCGAACTGCAGAAAGTCGAGTCAGCGGCTGGCGGCGTCGGAAGTTCGGTTATCAAGGGCACCGCCGAAGTGGCGAGGTTTTTGGCCGCATTTACTGGTATTGGTTCTGTCGCCGCAGGAATGCTCGTAATCGTGATGCAAGTAAAGCGTGAATACGAAAACCTGAAGGAGCGACACAAAACGGCTGCTGACAAAACACGAGAATATGCCGTTGCCGAAAAAGGGGCATTCAAAGCATTCGGCGGCCTGCTCTCGCCAGAAGAATTGAAGGCCCACGCTATAGACCTCAGTAAAGAAACTGGCGTCTCGCCATACAAGGTAATGAAGACAATCGAAGGCGCGGCGGCGGCGGCCGGTGCGACGACGAAGGAAGACGCCGAAAAGGCAATCGCCGATGCAAAGGAACGACTCCTCTTGTCTCCAGAGGAGTCATCGGAATCACTTGCGGTTGGTGCGGCGGCGACGGGAGCAACACGCGCGCGTACCGGAATGACATCAAAAGAGGCGGCGGGGTATGGACTGAAAGTCGCTGCACTTTCTAGCACCAAAGGCGAGGCTAATCTTACGACCAATACCATTCCGGCGGTAAATAAAGTGCTCGGCATGGGAGCGACGGAGGTGGAGGCAGGATCGCTAGTCGCCGCAATGTCAAAATCGATGAACGATCTCACCGGCGAGGAATCCGGCTCGCAGTCGATTCGGTTCAAGGAACAACTTAATGAAGTTTTAGGGGATTTGCCGCTCGACGAGCAACTCGCAATCGTTGACGCAAACCCTAAACTTAAAAAAGCATTAGAACACGGTGGTGGAACTTGGAAAGGAAAAAGAGTCAACAAGATTGAAACGCGAGCTGGCGGCACTGTTGCAGTCCGCGAGATGCTGACTGCCGGTTCAAAGACTCGGCAGTGGTACGACGAAAATAGGGCAGAGTTCGGTGACCGAGCCGACTACGCAAAAATGGTTGACAGTACGCGTGCAGCAATGGCTGCGTCGCCACACGTGAAGCTCGACACCGTTGCACGGCGTTCCGAAGCGAACGCTGACAGGCAGGCTCTCGGGGATCTGTCCGGCGCTGAAACCGGAATTGCCCGAGAGGCAATGACGGCAAACCTCAAGGCCGCGAAAGTCTCCGACCTCTCCCAAAAAATAGCACTCGCAACGTTCGAGGGAAAGTCGGGAATTTTTGAAGAAGGCTCACTAACCGCCGCAGAAGGTGAGCTTCGCAAAGAGGCTGGGCGGCGCCTCGCAACTACAGAAACCGTACAAAGCAAGACAAATTATGCTGGGGTTCGCGAAACCGTTCCCCGCACTCCCTCCGCTGAGGATGAACGCATTGGCTCGGGACTGTTAGAACTGGCGGATACAATTAAAGAGGCGGTTAAGGAACTCAAGGAAATCAAAGACGAGACGAAGAAGAAAAACAACCGCGACGCAAAAGTCGACGCCAAGCCGCCGCCACGCCGCGTTGAAGTTCCCATTGTCCACGCCGCTCACGCACTCACCCGCACGCCGTAATACGCAAATACAATGGCACTCACGCAAGACGGATTCTCGTTCATCTCGACCAATATCCACGGGGCCATTCTTCCCACGGACGCGGGTCGCGAAGTGCCGATGGACGTCCTCAAATGGTTCGGCGTCAAAGGCGAGGCTCACTTAATTGGCGAGCCGTATGGGACCGGTTTTTTCTGTGACATCACGCTCGACGGATTCAGCACGTTCGCCAATCTCAACACGTGGATCACGAACATTTTCAACAAGCAAGGGAAGCTCACCGGGACGCTCACGGTGACCGGCCCGAATGCGAAGACGCTCTCGAACATCACGTTTGTCGGCTTCGCACACGATCAACCTTTTCTCGACGGTTCTGGTGTCAACGGCTGGGTATGCCACGGGCGTCTGTTCTGGCGACAACGATCAACGTAATTTTCACTCGCAACATCGGAGAAGAAAAATGTTCTCAGTGCACTTCAATAAACACCCGCGCGGCCTGCTCATTACTGCCTCTTACGTGGCCGAGGGATCGCCGACCCTCACGCTTTCGCGCCACGTGGAAACCGAAGACAAGGACGACAAGAGCGTTCATGATTTCATCGCTGAGGCCAAGGAAGAATTCACAAGCCGCGGTGCAGTGATCACGGAAACTGAAATCGCGACAGACGGCGAAAACTAACCACCGCGACACTTACGTCATGCCCGATATTTTCTTAGGCGGTTGTTACATTCTGCTCGCGGGAGTCCACTGGACTTCCTCGCATGGAATCGTCGTGCCGTTCGTGAGTGGATACAGCGACCGCCTCCACCAGCTCTACGCGGGGAGGTCGCTCGTTGGCGTGACGCCGTCGCCAACCGACCGGCAAGTCACAGGATCGTTCGCCCCGTCGCATTGGCCGCAACACCTGCAACTCGTCGCTGTGCTGCCGACAGACCGGGACACGGATTTCGGGGAATATCTTCCTGAGCGGCCGTACAACCGAGTCCGTGTGCGAGCAACGACCGACACATGGCCGACCGATGCGAAGCTCGTCGAGTTGCGGGCCGGGACGGCGCCGGGCGGAAGCGTCGACGAGACTAACGTCGTCGATCGCGTTCTGTTCGATGCGGACCGGGAATACACACTGCAAACGCCGCCGCTCGCCGGTTCAGGGGCGTGGGCGCTGCAGGTCGCAGGACGCGACACAAGAGTTGCGGACGGCAACACGGGCAGCGGAGATGACATGACAGTGGACGTGCTCGCGCATCCGCCAGACGTGGCGATGGACGGCAATGGGAATCGACTGGCGGTCGCTGTGACCGCGGGTGTGGCGACGGTGTCCTTTAGTTACGACTGGTAATGATCATGCTTTGCCCTCCCGCACTCTCTGGCAACGTGACCAGCGTCGCGCTGACGCTCCCTGGATTTATGACGATCTCCGGCAGCCCAATCACGACGAGCGGCACATTGGCGATCGGACTGGCCACGCAAGCGGCCAACCTGCTCTTCGCCGGCCCGACGACTGGCGGCGCGGCCGCGCCGACATTCCGCACACTCGTCCCCGCCGATCTGCCGACAATGGTCGGCGACTCGGGATCTGGGGGCGCTAAGGGAGCGGTACCGGCCCCGGGTGCCGGCGACACGGCCGCCGGCAAGTTTCTCAAGGCTGACGGCACGTGGGCCGTGCCGACTGGGTCAGGGACGGTCACGAGTGTTGGACTCAGCGGACCGTCTGAATTCTCAATCAGCGGCAGTCCGGTGACAGGTACGGGCACTCTCACCTTCAGTAAATCGAATCAGGCGGCCAATACGGTTTGGGCCGGCCCGACGATTGGCGGCGCGGCCGCGCCGACGTTCCGCGCGCTTGACCCGGCCGATCTCCCCAACCATTCGGCAGCACTCATCACAACCGGGACGCTCTCGGTACTCCGCGGCGGCACCGGCCTGACGTCCGGCACGTCAGGTGGGCTGGTGTATTTCAACGGCGGATCCTCTATTGACTGTTCGGCGCTGGCGGCACAGTACAAGGTTTTGATCGGCGGCGGCGCTGGAAATCCGCCATACACGCTGTCCGGTATTGGGACGGCCGGTCAGGTGCTCACGAGCAACGGCACGGGTGCGGATCCATCATGGCAAAACGCCGGCAGCGGGACCGTCACTAGCGTGGCAATGACGGTCCCTGGCTTTCTCTCAGTCTCCGGCACTCCGATTACTGGCAGCGGAACGCTTGCTGTCACGCTCGCGAACCAAAACGCAAACACGGTGTTCTGCGGACCGACCAGCGGCGGGGCGGCGACTCCCACATTTCGCTCACTCGTCGCCGGCGACGTTCCCAGCCTCGACGCGGCGAAGATCACCACTGGCACGTTCGCCAAGGCGATGATCAGTTCGACCGGCACATGGTCAGCGGCCGAGATTCCCAATCACTCGGCTGCGCTGCTGACGAGCGGCACCGTCGCCGTCGCCCGGCTGCCGGGCATGATCGCCAGCGGCGCGAGCCATGCCGCCGGGATCGTGCCCGACCCGGGATCCAGTGCCGGGTCGACGAAGTTTCTGCGCGAGGACGCGACTTGGGCTGTCCCCGCGGGCGGCGGCGGCGGCGGTTCGCCGGCCGGCAGCAATACGCAGGTGCAATTTAACAACAGCGGCTCGTTCGGCGCGAATGCCGGATTTTTCTTTGACCCGGTGAACGACAACTATGTGATGGGCAGCGGCGCGGCCGCAAGCATTGGATCGGGAACGGACCTCATCGCCATCGGCACCAATGCGGCCGCGGCAACGACAGTCGGCGGACTCATCGCCATTGGAAAACAATCCCTTCTGATAGCGACGGCCGCGGGAAGCGTCGCGGTCGGAGATAATACCCTGCTCAACAACGTGGGGGGGGCAGGAGCCAACACCGCGTTCGGCTATGCGGCCGGCGCAAGTCTGACGAGCGGGGATACGAGTACTTTTCTTGGAAATGGTGCTGACGTTGCCAGTGGAAATCAGGTCAATTCGACTGCCATTGGATTCGGCTCGATCTGCCCGTCGTCGAATTACGTGCAACTCGGAAACGCGTCGTGCAGCGGCGGCATCGCCAACGACTTCAGCGTCGGCGGAAACCTGAAAATCGCGTCTCTGGCTGGCGTGCTCACCGCGTCAGCCGGAATAGTCAGCGCAACAACTCCGGTTGCAGACGGCACATACACGACGGGCATTGGCGGCACGCAAAACGGCACGATTACGATCACCAACGGGGTGATCACGGCCATTCAAGAGGCAATCTAATTTTCCGATGGGAAAAGACATGCAACAACTGCTCGCGAAACTCCACCAGGTCAACAACTATCACACGATGGCCGCGACCTACGAAAACACACTCACTCTCCTGCACGCCCTGAAGGACGGGACTATTTCGCTCGACAATGTCGTCCTGAGTGCTGGCGGCTGGCAGTTGAAGCCCGACGAGCCGGCGCCGGTGTCGGAACCGATCCCGGAATGTGCGCCGGCCAGCGAGACCTCGGCTGTCCCGGAAACAGCAGAGTCGGTTGCCGTCGTGACCCCCGAGTCGCACGCGGAAAAATCGCCGTCGGCCGCGTAATCTCTCGTCTCTTCAGTGCCCCCGGAGTTTCACCGTGTCCACGCAACAGATTACATTTCAGCACACAGCCGGCAAAAACGTCTACATCTCGCTCTGGAACTCCAGTGGCATGGTGTTCGACTTCGCCGACAACACGTTCAAGTTGCTCTCCGCACCACCCACGACACCGTACATTGCACTTACCGAAAAGACGGACATGGGAGGCACAGGGAAGAGCGGCTATGTCGGTACACTTAATCTGTCGCTGCTCAACAAAGATGTTACCCCGCTCAGTATCACGCTGAGTATTTATGAGCGAGCCGGCGGCAGCCCGGCACTAAACACGGACACCGTGATCTCTCAGCCTCTCGACCTGACAATCCAGTGCGCGGAACTAGGCGACCTGCCGATCTCGGTCAAGCTCGAAGCGTGTTTCACGACCACGGCGGGAACAACGGTCCGATTGTTCGCCACGCTGCTGCGCGGCGGGGAACGCGTGGCCGTTTACGATCTCGATCCGACGGCCACGCTGCAAATTGACGTCGTGGAACACACAACAGGCTCGCTGCTCTACTCGACGACTCCGGCCGCTGTCAGGAGTGATAGCACTTTCGAGTCGGCCTATACTAATCCGAATTACACGGCCGACCGCCTTTACAAGTACACCTCGACGCTAGTCCTGGCCGGAGTGACGACAATTGTCGACGTGGATTTTAAACCGAATCACGGGTAATACATTGCGTATTGGCTCTCGATCTACGACTCGCGGGCACCGTCCATTTGCGACAAAAGGGGCGAGCCTCTACGTCGGCATTGGCGGTGCCGAGGCGATCCCGTTTCGCAATCATCGCGTGAGCGCACGCTCGGCGACGTTGGGGCCAGAGTCCACGATTGGCGACGCGGGTGTGAATAAGTCCGCTCGTGTGGGATTTGTGGCCGACCCAACACACAGCTTCAGCTACTCCATTCCTGGAGCATGGGCAAACGAAACACTCTACATGCAAGTTCGCACATGCAAGGATGACGTCGAGAGTGAGCAAAACTATCGACCAGCCTGCGTCGTGCTGGCGAGTAGTGTGTCCGTCGATTCAGTCCGCGGCATGCTCTCACTGCTCGAAACCGAATTGTTATCTGGCGGCGTCGTACGATTTCATCTGCGTTACGTTCCCGCACTCTATGGGTTACAGCCAGATTCGTTCACGGCTCGCGCTACGGCCGGGCCAGACACGCCCGACGATATGACCGTGAGTTGGTCCGCCGCGCGACTATTCACGAGCGACACTCCCGCGCTGACTGTGGACGGGACATATACGTACTCAATTTTCGGTGTAAGCGACGGCAACGAAACCGAGCTGCTCGCGGGCATCGCGGTCACACCCGACAGCACGGGCCCGTCCGGGTTCACCGGCGTTTCTGCGGAGGCGATTTAATGGCTGCTGCCCCACCGAACCCGCTTACGTCCACCGCACAGCGCGCGAAAGACTTCGCGACGCTCATTCCGAACCCGAGCTACGATCCCGACGCAGATCCGGATGACGTGGGCCTCGACGATGAGGAATTTATTGAGACAGATAAACTCCGCTGCATTTCCGTGGAACTGACGTCGGGTGCCGGGAAGCTCGATCACGCGACGTTCGATTACGATCTAGCCGGCCGCAATGAGCGGCTCGTTGACCTGCAAACAAAATCGGAACTCGCGCAGGCCGTCGAAGTGTGCCTGCCGAACGACAACGCGACCTCAGTCAAAGACTATCTGTCGGAAACACTGTTCTCCGGTGACGTGACCATTCAGCCGATCGAGATTTCGCCATCGCGTGAGGGCGTGCAGATAATCGGCCGCTGCGAAAAATATCACTTCGGTGTGCCACTCACCGGACCGCGGGTGATGAATAATGTGACGGACACACTCGACCATCACGCGGACATCATTTTCAACCCCGAGATTGACGGCCGCATTGAACCTAACCGCAGCAACGCAGTTGACCCCACTGGCGAATGGTATCTGTGGGTTGACCCCGAATCGGTGCGGACGCCGGAGGCACAGGCGTACCTCGCACAGTCGCCGTCTCTGTGGACGCTCAAGGACGCCGTGGAATCGCTGTGCGGCTTGCTCAACGCGGACGAGGAGTTCGTCAACAACCCAAAGAGTTCAGCGATCAGCGGAATTCTCACCGGCGCGCCAGACCTGAAAAACTTCACCATCAAACGCGGGCTATATCTCAATGAAGTTCTCGACGCGATCTTGGAGCCGCACGGGTACGGCTGGTGTCTGGATTATGAACCGGGCGAACGCACAATCCGTCTTTTTCAGCGCGGTGTCGGACCGGAGAAGGAAATCTTTTTTCAGCGACCGGGCGCTACGCTGGATCTCGCGGCGTCGAATGCGAACGACGTGAGGGTGGAATGGAACGTGGCCGACCTCGCTAATCATGTCATCGTGCATGGTTCCTATGTCGAGCGGGAAATCACCGTCGAGTTAAAACGAGCGTGGGCCGTTGCCGACGACGGCATGGACGCGGAGGACTTGCGGCGCGGTGCGGAGACAGGCGACAGTGATTCGCAATTCGAGGCGAATCCGAACGTGTGGCGTAAGTGGGTGCTCAATGAGGCCGGCGACTACAACGGCCTGCGGCCCTCGATTACTGAGCCGTTCGAACTCACGGGGATTCTTGGTGCGAATAACATCACAAAGAGGCGAAAATTCTACGACCCACTCACATACCTCGGGGACGCCACCGACAGCAAACCGGAGCGCCGCGAGTCGCCGCTGCTCGAGTGGTATGATCCGGATGATGCAGATTGGAAACCGTTCAAGGGGGGATTCCGCGTACTCGAACACGAGTGCGGCATCTGGTTTGATGAGACGCTCCCACCCGAATTCCTGATGGCGCTCGACACCGACGCGCGGGTGCGGATCACGGCCACTGTCCGCGGCGACACTCGCGTGACTGGAATCGCCGAGCCGCGGCCACGCAATCCATCCGGCCGCACGATCACTATGTTTATCGACGCATCTGATCGGTTCCACGATCGCAAGCGACAGACGACGGGCACTTACGCCAGCACACTGCACACGGCCGCCGGCGATGACCGCGACGACACGGCCGCGATTCAAATTTACGCTACGGCCCTCCGCGACTTTGAGGACGCGGCCCGCATCACGGCGCAAATCTCGATTCCAGGAATTCACCGTGAATACAAAATCGGGGACATCATTACGCGGATCGCCGGCCGCGGCATCAGCTTCAACCGCTACTCGATCAACGCCCCACAAAAACGCTACCTGCAAATTGCCGGCATGACGTTCAACCGCCAACCGCAAACGACGGTTCTGCACGTCGAAGAGTACAGCGACGTGCGGGCCAATAAGCTGAGGTTCTGACCATGCTCTACGCCGGAGGGGACGGCGAGGATTTCAAGCGACGGCAGCGGAGTCGCGAAGTGCAGGTGAACGACGCCAGCCAAGAGGCGCGGCGCAAGCGTGCCGCGGTCTATGATGAAATCGGGCGTGTGCCGCGGTCGCGAGTCGGGCAAGTCGGCGGCGAGGTGACGCGCATCGGCGACGTGCACAAGTATCGGCAGACGTCAAGCGGATTCTCATGGGTCTGGACGCGCGACGACGGCGCTGGTGGCCCGCTGGCGATCGACGCGCAGGGGAACGTTAACTCTGTGAATCACAACAAGATTGCGAAGTACCGACCGTCAACCGGCTGGCCGCGGTGGATCAAGAACAACGGCGACGTCAATCCGGCGTCGATGCTGTCGCGCAGTCCCATTGCCACGGACCCAGACGGCAATGTGTATATTGGCGACTTCAGCGGCGACTTCTTCAGCCACGGCAAGCGGCTCAAAATCAATGCGGACGGCACGGGGCACGATATTGACTTGGTCGACGACGAACTACTCACGCAACAATTCTCGCTCGCTTTCGATCCGGATTCTGGCGATGTTGCCGGATATTTTTCGGCGGCGAACCGGTTGTTCTCGCGCACCTACGGAGACGGGCTTCGCCATGCGCCGCTCGGCACGTGGCAAACGCTCAATCCGTGGACTGCGGGAATTCGCGCCTTCGAGCGCACGCACGATCAGTTTTTTTTGCTGATGGAGGCCGCGACCGTTGTTGCACAGGGCTACTCCGACGCAATTGTCCGAGACATCATCGCTGCCGACTGGGGGACGGCGATCGGTTCGCTGTATTCCGCTGCCGTGTTTCGTTTACCGACGCTCGATGCTTACGACGCACTGGTGACGCTGCCGACCTACTTCGGTTACAGCGCGACGGCCCAAAGCCTATGCCCGACGTCGGACGGCGGATTTGTCGTCGTCTACAACCCATCACCACCCGCGGCGGCCACGCTGTTCTACTCGGGTCATCCTGTTCAGTCCCCTCTGCCGGCGTCATGGAATGGCGTGCAGCGGTACGACTCGGATTTCGCGTTACTTTGGGACGCGCCGTATTTCGGCACGCAAGTGCAGGTCGATGCGGATGATAACGTATACGTGCTCGCGGCTGGCGGTGGCTCACTCACTGGTGGGTTGCAATATTTTGTGAAGCTCGCCGGCGGCGACGGATCATACATCAAACACAAGACTATTCCGTCGCCGGGTTTCTTCGCTTCATTCCGCGTGAACCCCGCGGGGGACGTTTTTGTGAGTGGGGCGAGGCAGCCGAAATATTAAGAGTGTCAGGCTGAACGGCTAATTATTAGCGGACGACTACTTGATCTTACGTGGCCGTCCTGCCGGCATCGCCGCGAGCGCCGGCTTGCCAATTTTCTCAGCGATTGCCTCGCGCACGACGTCGGAGATCGGCTGTTTATTTTTACGACAGTACGCGTCTGTCGCGGCGCGCAACTCTGGGCTGACGGCGACACGGATTGACGCTTCGCTGTTTGGCATGGTTCCTCTGTGGTTACTTGCGTTTCGGTTTTTTCTCGACAATCCACCGCGCTACAACGGCCTGCATTTCCGGCTCGGGTCGATCCTCGCCGGTCAACCATCGCCGCACGGTGCGGTCGCTCACGCCAATGTCGGCAGCGAGTTGCCGCGCCGACACGACACCCGGCTCATAATGCTCGTCGATCAGTGATTGCAGCAGCAGGCGGACGCGTGACCAGTTGCCGGAGTCGGCATTGCGCCGCTTGCCTTTGGTCCAGTGACCTCGCGCTGTGGCGGATTTTGACATGTTTTTTCTCGCCGAAAAACAGACGCCCTCCCGGCCATACGCTGCCGGGTTACGAATCCGGCGACCGGGAGGGCAGAAGGTCGGGCTAGTCGCGGCGATTCGCCACGTCGGTACTAACGAGATAGCAGTCACACTTCGGGCACTGGCCGTCACCGAAATATCGTGTTCCGTCGGCGCACTCGATCAGACCAGTGCCTTCATCTTCGTAGCTGTCGGTCACGCGCAATGGTTCATGCTGTCCGCAGTTCGGGCAGTCGTCGGTAATTTCGATCACGTCCGCCTGAAGTTCTTCGGACCACGTTTCGGACTCGTCGTCCTCAGATGCGGGAGCGGCATCACAGACCGGAATGGCTTCGTCGCACCCAGGAACCGTGACATAGCAGTCGAAACCAGTCGTCGTTTCCTGCCACGACAGTTCACATCCGAGTGCTGTTCCAGCCAGAGTCGGCTGCGCAGTCCGCACGGCGGCAATCGCTCGCTGGACATGCGAAGGAGTCAGATTTTTTTCTGTGATGTCGCTTTCGAGCACGTGCGGACTGCCGATGAACTCTATGGTGTGGGCGGAATACAGATCGTCATGACATTCCCACCGACCCGGCCCGTGATGCTTCCAGTCCTGCGAGCAGGCGTCGATATCGTCCTGAGTCGCGGGCCGCACCGTACCATCGTCATCGACCGCCTCGACGCAAGTCAGATCACAGTTTCCGGCAGCGAAATCGTCGTCATTCGTGAGACCCGGAATCGTTCGCAGATACATGTTTTTCTCCTTCGCCCGTCGGCGAGTCCCGACTTAACCAGTCGGCGGCTTGCGGCTGATTGCCGCGTGTCATTCCCGCGCCGGGAGGCGAGACCCGGTTACGCGATTCCGCGGGACGCTCCCCCGGCCCTCTGTGTCGGGTGCAAATCCGACACGCCGGGAGAGCAGGAGTGCGGGTTTAACCCAAGACCTTTTGCCATTGTGGGTATTGGAGCAATCCGCTGCTGCGTGACGCGAGATCAACAGACAGCCCGGCATAGCTGCCCGGCGTGCTGCCCTCTGGGACGAGCGACATCATTGCTGCTTCGGCGGCCTCTCGCGATTGATACACCGCGACTTCTGCGCCGTCGCTAGGCCAGCAAGATCGCTCCACTTCTCCGCGCTCAATCCCTGCGGCCGTCAGCGGCCAAGAGCCGTCTTCGATTAATCCCGGCGTCGTGTAGATCGCGTACAGTGTTGTCATGGTTTTCTCCTTGCCCTGCCGGGCGTCACAACTGTCCCGCGTTGCCCGGTGTAGCGTTCGTCGCTGCGTTACGTTTTCTATTATAATAGTTATCGTCGCCGCGTCAATAGAACTATTATAATAATTTTCAGATTTTCCAAGAATTTATTTTGACGTGTTTTCTGCTGGAAAAATAGCGATTTCCGCGTTTTTTATTTTCTCGCTTGCAATACAAGTAAACGCGTGTACACTACATCCCGCAATTGGAAATGACGCCAGTGAAGGCAACATGGTTTCGCCCCCGAGCGGCGGACCTCGCTCCGCGGAGAGCAGCGGACCGCTTACGTCAGTGTTGAGCGTCGCCACGGAACTGCGTCGCTCCTGATCTTCTCTCGCGACCGGGCAAATGGCTTTGCAGGTCGCTCAAATAAAACAAGGTGGCCACCGCGGTATGTGCTCGCGGTGCGCGCCGACGAAAGGACCGTTCCATGCTTGCGCTTATCCGCGCCGAAGCCCCACTGCAAAGACGGAGAGATCGCCGCGGTGTCGATGCCGGACGTGTTCGCGGCCGACGCGGAGATTCACGGCGTGCTAACGGCCGTCGCGCGGACGTTCGATTAGCGGTTGCGGAGATGCCACTCACCTTCGGTGATTTCACTTTCGTACCAAAACCATTGATCTATCACTGTCCACTGCTCATCACCGGAAAGGTCTATTTTGACGTGCGTCCTCCAGTGTCCATGTCGTTTTTTTGATTCAGAAAGAGGACCGTAAGCAACTGCGTTTTTGGTTCGGATTTCTCGTTCAACGATCCTGCCGCTCCAACACTGCACTGTATCAATGAACTCGGTTGCATCTATTGAATCAAAAGCCAGCCGTTTGGCCGTGGTCACATAAAACCAAGCTCCAATGAACGTCGCCAACATGGAAAAAATGAACCATGCCATCCGACCCCGCGAGAGAGCACGCGAAACTATCAGCCATGTGCCAATCGCAAAAAGCAGAGCGCCACACAAGCCAGCGACACGGACGAACGTGCTGATTGATGCGCGATTTGAAACGGCAAGGACAGCGCCGACGAGAACTGCAAAAAACGGCCACAGCTTAGCCGCTACTGCTATTGAGGGTTTCTCTGAACGGCTACTGACTGGACTGGTTACCGCCTCAACTCTCGTTGTTGTGGGGTCGGGAAATTTAAGACACGACTTGCACGCCTCAGGCGATGGCCGATCCACTGGAATCGCGAACGTCTTTCCGCAGCGAGGACACACCCACCGCTTACGTCCTTCAGAAATGCTTGCCATGACGCACCCCGATTTACACCTCATCCGGCAGTGACGGCAGTGCCACGCGGACTAAACCGCGGCTGAACTGAAACATTAAACGATGAAAGGTCCGATTCGGATCACGGGAAATTACCGAATGAAACATAGGGAATTCCCCTTGACAGAAACGCTATCGGAAGTCACCGTGTCTCGCAAGGATTCACGCGGTCAAAACGTTGCTGCGCCGGTGGGGCAAACCACCGACGCAGCGCATGACCGCGTTCACGCGAAAACGACTCGCGGACAACGGACATGTATCCAATCGGCAATGACGCCGTTCTTTATTTTGCTGCGCGCACCGCGTGCGCTGACGGCATATATCTCTGGGCTTCTCTTGCCCGTCCGCCCCCCGCCGATCTGCCCATGATCGTGCGCGTGTGAGCGGTTCACCCGCGACAAAGAAAGCGAAAAGCCGGCGGTTGTTATCAGCAACCGCCGGCCGAGTAGGATCAATCCAAGCGCCTTGTTGAGGGGCCTTTGCATGGATGATACCCACGTTGCGCGCGGCGTCAACCCAAATGCGACGGTTTTTTCGATTGCCCTGCAAGCTGGAGGTGGATTCATTCCGGAA